TTGGCCAGGTCGCGCTCGTATTTATCGCCTTTGGCTTTTTGTGGTGAAGTCATCAGTCCATCTCCAGCCATGAGTCTGGAACGCCAGAAGGAGCGCCAGACTTGCATGGGTCGCAAATATATTGCCACTTTGGACGAGGGGTGGTCGTCCTGCACTTGATGCAGGGACGAGACCATGTTTTCTCTGACTTGGCTGGAGCGACTGCGTATTTTGCCCCTTCAAATTCGGCAATGCCTTCGCGCATAAGGATGCGCTTTAGAGTATCTGTGCAGACGCCCACTCGCTGGGCCATTGCACGGTAAGTGTATTTGTTATCTAGCATATACCGCAGAAGGTCTCGCTCCTGATTTGTGAGCGGCCTGCGGTGTATCTTCACGGGGTAATTCCTCCTCTATATGTGGTAGTCAATGACAGGAACGCCCCCCGAAAAGGGGGGGCGCTCAATGGATGCAGCTTGGGTGGAGATCAACTCTTCTGACACAAACACGATTGTGGGTTGACTGACCAAAAACGAACCCTTAACAATCCCTTTAGAACTAGATAGTTTCGATTGAGGAAAAGCCTGTTCGGCTTTTCTTCCTGTCATTGTAGAATTAGCTAGTAAGCTAGTAGGTTCTATATAGGTCGGCTCACTTTTTTTCGCGGCGCTTTCAAGCTCGATCATGCGACCCACCTCCGCACTTCATACAACGGCATACTCAGCTTGCGGGCGATGTTTTCTGGCGTCTCGCCTCGCGATGAAAGGATGGCGGCCTTCTGCTTAGCGGACGCGGTGGACACTACATATTGTGACCCGTCCATCAGGCGCTCTGCCCAACCGATGTAATGCGTCTGGTGCATCTCGGTCTGCTGGCGCACCTTCCCGAAGCTGATCTGGCTCACCATCTTCAAGCGGCTGTCAGGCTCAAGGCGCTGCTCAAGGTATCCGTATGGGGTCCATTCGCGATCAGCCATGTCCAAGACGTTCAGGTCGCTGTCTAATAGGCCAGCCTTAGTCTTAGCGTCGGTCTTGTCGCGGAACACCTGAGTGACCATGACCTGCGTGTCGATGTCTGTGAGCTGCGCCGTAGAGCCTGCCTCGCGGCCAAGGCCGCCCTCCCCAGGCTTGTTGCGGTGGTGGACCAAGACAACGCTGGCGCGGTGGAGGTTGCGAACTGTCTTAGCGACGTGGTTCACCTTGAACCACTCTTGAGGGCTGGCCTCGTCCATCCCACCAAACGCGTTGCGGACAGTGTCAATCACAAGGATGTCTGGGTCGACAACGTCGAGCCAATTCCCCAGCGTCTTAAAGCCATTCTCAGTCGCGAGGTTCATCTCGCCACCTTCCTCTGGCGGTATCAGTGTCGGCGTCCATAAGCCGAACCGCTCTCCAGTGTCGCCAAACATTTTATTAAAGCCACCGAGGCGGTGCAGCACTGTGCGAGCAGGGTTGTCGTAATCTAAATAAAACACCTTTGCAGGCTTTGGCGTGTCGTATGGCCCGAACGCAGGGCGACCAGCAGCCATCGAAGTCAGTAGTGCTGCCAAGAAAAACGACTTCCCGTGGCCGTTGTAGCCGACAACCTGTGTAATAGTCTCAGCAGCAATCAGAGGGTCTGCCCAGTATGCCGTGTCCCCCAAGGTATCCAGCAGACGTTGAACGTCGCCAGAGTAGACTGGCCTCAACAAACCGCTTGGCTTCGCTGGCTCAGGAGCTTTCACTTTTCGAGCGCCGCTTGAGTCGTAATCCTCTGGGTAATTGCGGCGATCCATATCAGTCGCGCTGCGTAAAACTGTAGCAACCTCACCGTCATCGAGGTGGTCGCTGAAAAACTCGTCCATGTATTTGCCGACAACGAGCAAAAGATCATCGCCAGTCAGCCCCGCGCGGACCTTCTGACCAGCGAAGCGGACCAGCCAGTTGTTTCTCCCGTCCCCATCGCTGAGCTTTCGGCCAAGCAAGGCCACACGCACGCGCGTCTGCTCGTATATACTAGCGCCATCCAGTGGGCTGGATACTTTCACGCTGGATAAGTCCAACGCGCCGAATGAAAACTCTTCCTGTGAGACCTCCACATTGGTCGGATTCCCCCGCCAAGGGAATGACTCTAAGTCGTCCCAGTCAAGGCCAGCCCCTATCTCCCACTCATATTGGTGGACCACGCTGCCCTCTGATAGCTTCAAGCTGGGGGGCATTAGTGCGTAGCCGCCGTCACCCCTAAAGTCTAAGCCGATTACATCTGGCCAGTCGCGACCTGATCCGCCCACCTTGTTGGCGAACCTCTTCCCATGTCCTGGATGCCGGAAATAAAAGTGGCGTCCGCGTGTTGTCTGAACGCTGAATGGAGTTGTCCAGCCAGCCTTTGACGCGTGCTTCAAGGCGTCCTCGTTGTCGCAGTCTAAGATAAGAATGCCACTGATAGAGCCTGTCACGACGCCCAAGTTGAAAGGGGCTATCCGCTGGCCGCTTGCGCTTGGCACACCGTTGTCGAACCAGTCGTCTAGCTCGTCTATTGTTAGTGTGCGGCTCTGCAAGTCGAGCCATTTGATAATAGGCTTCTTGCTGTTTATGCTGATCGGTATCAGGTTCCAGCCGCGATCCAAGGCGGCAACCGCCTCGTCACGCAGGCGGGCAACCCATTCAGCTTTCTGCTGCTGTTTCATTGGTTTCCTCGAAATAATCATGAAGGTTAAGGTGCGGATGTTGAGCCAGCAGACGCGCCAGCGTTGGGGTTCCGAGATACCCAGTATTTATAGCTCGGTAAGGAGCTGTCCTTGTTTTGCCCAAGCACTGAGCGAAGGCAGAAACACCACCGCAGTCCTCTACAAGCCTTGCCGCGTTGAAGCGCAGTCCCATCTTTTTTCTCCTTACTAATAGGGCAATACTTATTGGGGCTGTCACGTCTGGTAAACATCTGTGTCACCTTTGTGTGACAAAACGGATGCCTAATGGTTGCTTGAGATATGTCTTGGATATAGCTTGTCCCTATCAACTTTAACTTTAACGGGAGAAAGCCAATGTCCGACTGGGACACCTACATAAACATCTCGAACCGATCAGACCTTGAGCGCATGGCTGAAGAGTTCCTCGCGCTGAGCCGCGAGCTTGAGAATACAAAGGACAAGCTGGAGAAACTTTCAGACGGCTTGTCGACAGAATTTTCCGACGAGTCTGGTGAGGCTGTTTTGGTCGTGGGCGGGAAGTATGCTGTGATTTGCAACCGCCCTGAACGCTGGCAGTGGGACACCGAAATCCTTGAGGAAATCCTAGAGGAACACCCAAGCCTTCCAGATCACGTCAAACGCTCTTTGTCCGTCGACAAGCGTAGGTTTCAGCAGCTCGACGATGCAGAGCAAAAGGCTTTGCTGCCAGCGCTGACGCGCAAGGCGGGCAAGGCGCAGATCAAAGTAGCGGAGGTAGCGTAAATGTTTGCACCCCTTAACACGAAGGACCACACGACATCTTATCGGAAGTGTCTCCTGTATGGCCACCACGGCTGGGGAAAGACCACGCAGTTTAAGCATTATCAGGACCACTATGGCCCAGGCTTCATCGTGAGCGGCGAGTCAGGTCTTTCGTCGATCAGGTCTGCGGGGATTGACTACTTGCCATTCTCCTCATGGGACGGCGGCTCCGATGCGGACAACGGCATCTTCAGCTTTGTGGACATTTTTAAGTGGACGCGGACAGACGACTTTAAGTCTCGCGGCTACAAGTGGATTGGCATCGACAGCCTCACTGAGCTGAGTGACCACTCAATGAAGGCCGCAGAGATCGAAGCACAAGAAAGCGCTAAGCGCCAAGGTAAGAAAAACGCCAACGGCTTCGAGGTGTGGGGCAACCATGCGGCGCAGTTAGTTGGGGCGTGTAAGGCGGTTCGCGACATGCCTATGCACGTCTTGGTCACGGCACTCGCCAAAGAAAACCAAGACGACAACGGCAACACCGAATACTGGCCAATGGTGGGCGGCAAAGCCACCATGCAGCAGCTCCCTGGCATCTTTGACTGCGTTTTTTGCGGCGTCAGATCGACCTCTGGGGACAGTAAGACTGGCCAGAAAGTCCTTAGATACGTCGTCACAGAAGAAGTGAAGGGGTGGAAAGGCAAAGTGCGTGACGAGAACCGCAGGCTTCGGGCGGTCGAGCGCACTGGCAACATTGTCGACTTGTTCCGCCGAATGGACATGGACGACGCAACCTTTGTTGCTTGGAAAGAAGCGCAGTCACCTGAAACAAACCAGCCAAGCGAGGAGTGATCTCATGGCATTTTCATTTAACGAACTCAATCTTTCGGGCGTCGAGGTGCGTCAGTCTTCCATGCTACAGCCTGGAAAATATCTCTGCGTCGTGGAATCTGCCGCGTTGCGGGACACGCGACAAAATGGCAAGCAGGTTGAGGTGGTCTTGAAGGACACCGCTTCTGAAGCGACGATCAAGACTTGGATCAACGTCCACGTCCCGTCCTCGCATGATGCGACCCGCATTGGTCGTGAGCAGCTCAAAGCTCTTCTTGTCCACGGCGGCCACCCGAACCCCGACAAGCCAGGCGACGTGTCGTCCATGAGCGGTCTAAGGGTCGGAGTTGCTGTAAAGGCAGACAGCTACGAAAAAAACGGCGAGACGAAGACTGGTTCGGCGGTCCACTATTTCTTTGCCCCATCGGAGCTTGGCTCTCAGGCGGGTGCGGTGACTAAAGATAACTTTCAAGCGCCCCCAGCGACTGGCGGCGGTATGAAGTTGGACGACGACATCCCGTTTTGAGGAACAACAATGACCGACATCAGTGGCAAAATCAGAGACGCATACTCCAACGAGCCGAGAGGCGAGGCGAGAGCATACATTGGCGCATCTGGTGTCGGTCAAAGTTGCGAGGCGAGCATCGCTTTCAGCTTTCGGGGATACCCAGATACCCCACCCAGCGAGCAACTGAAGCGTATTTTCCGTGACGGACACCGCATTGAATATCTTGTCGTGAAGGACATGGCCAAAGGCGGCGTCCACGTCATGGAGAAAGACCCTATGACTGGGAAGCAGTGGCGCTACACGGCCTATGGCGGTCACGCCATTGGCCACGCAGATGGGCTAACTGAGATCGACGACAAGGTTGTCGGTGTCGAGATCAAATCTATGAACGATAACAAGTTCAACGAGTTTGCGAAGAAAGGCGTGAAGGTCTCACACGCAAATTACTATGACCAAATGCAGTTCATGATGGGGATGTCTGGCATCGAGCGGTTCGTCCTCGTCGCTTACAACAAGAACAACAGCGCATACCATCACGAGTATGTCGACTTTGACGTCTTCCGCTTTGAGTCTTTGAACCTCAAGGTCGAGCGAGTTCTTTCTAATATGGCCGCAAAGTGCAGCATTGATGAGAGTGACTGGCGTTGCAGAGGATGCTTCAAGGTTGACGCCTGCTGGCGTGGAGAGCTTCCGAAAGAAAGAAGCGTCAGGACTTGTGGGCGCTCTACAGGAAATCACGACGGGACATTTGCCTGCGAAACATGCGGGGGCGACGTCTGCTCTAGCTGGATGCCATATACACCACTGGATAAAAAGTAATGAAGACACCTCACACAAAGCTGGAAATAACGAAACGGATCATTGAGGTAGAGTCTCAGATGACGAGCTGCCGCGACAGGATTCGTGATGTCGAGTGGCTTATTGAGCAGGTCGCTGACGACGACAGCATAAACTCAAAGCAATTGGATGACCGACGCAAGGCGATGGACAAGTTGCGCTGGCTTTCTGCTGAACTTCTTGCACTCAGGTTGGCACTTGCTGACAAGGAGGACGGCAAATGATCCCAAGTCTGATAGGTTTTTCAGGGCGTATGGGCAGCGGGAAATCTTATGCTGCACAATACCTACATGAGAAATATAACTATGAGGTTTTGAAGTTTGCTGGGCCACTGAAAGACATGCTTCGTGGCTTTGGGCTGACAGAGGACCACATCGAAGGGAAGCTGAAGGAGCTACCATGCGACTTGCTATGCGGAAAGACGCCCCGATTTGCAATGCAGACGCTGGGGACGGAATGGGGTCGGGACATAATCGGCGGCGATCTTTGGGGGGCCATGTGGCAGCACAAGGCGCAAGCGATGATGGACAGTGGCCAGTTGGTAGTGACGGACGACGTGAGGTTCTTCAACGAGGGCCAACGGATAAAGTCGATGGGCGGAATAGTCATTTCACTATCGACCCAGGACGAGCCGCCAGACGCAACTCACTCAAGTGAAATAAACGAAATTGCTCCCACCATCTCAATCGTCAACGACACAAGAATAGATGGCGGGCTGGAGAAGACGCTCGACTTCATAATAGGGAGCGTTGCCGCCGCCACTTACAGGAAAAATCAGCGCTCCTCTTGATCGCCGTGGTATTCGCGGAACGACTTAGCGCAGTGTATGCGACCGAACACTCTTACCCAACACATCCAAAATTTGCTTTGCCCCCGTAGCCTCCAAGCGCGGGAGCAAAGACTTTCAGATGGGCCGTCAAAGAGGCAGTTGTTTGCAACTCGACTCAAGGAGGTTACCCACCCGCTCAGTCTATCACCAAGCCCTTTTACCCATTGCAGATTGCTTCCCATTTTTCATTCTCTGTAACAATTCCACGGAGTAGGTCTTGGTCGTTTTGGCCAAGCCATTCGACTGTTTCGCCGCTCCCAAAAAGAAGTGGCTTGTGAATGTCACAGTAATTTCCAGACGGGTTAGCGCACCCACTTACCAGCGCGATCACGCAAGTCAGTATCAGAAAGCGCATCGACGCTCCTTTCAATTTTATTTGCTTCGAGTGCAGCGTTGAGCCTGGCTGAGTCTATCTTCGACTCGACCTTTGCGACGCCATCTCTGACGCCGCGCCAATACACACCGACAACCGCCAACACTATGGCAGTTGCGAAAAGAGCGTAGGAGTGGAGCTTAGTAAGCATTACCGATCCCCACGCCTCCATTTCTTCAAGCGCTCCAAGTCAATAATCCCAGTCGCGAGCAAGATTATCAGAGTGAACGCGCCCATGACTGCCAGTGTTTGCCACGGGACGTTAGAGAACATCCCGACAATCGGGCTTGCCACCGCCGCCACCTTGGCAACTTGCGAAGCCTGGATCGTCTTAGACTCGGAAATACTCGCTCGCTGACTGCGCTCGGAGTTTGCCAGCCAGTCTGAAACCTTAAATCCAGGGCAGGCTTTTTGGGCGTAGTCGTTATGGCCGCTGATTTTTACGCTGCCGTAACGCGCCTTAACCTCGCCAAGCAAGCGGAGAAGCGAGCGCTCTT